GGTTTCTGATTTACTAAACAAATAGATCTATTAAAACCTGTTTTATTCTTTTTGATTCTGAATAGACTTTTATAATGTGTCCGTCTTGGTCTGGTGTGGTTGACTCTTCGGCGTATATATCTAAAGCGGCAGATATTTCAGGTGTATATTCCATTGATTCGTAATCATAATATGAAGCCATTCTAGTTGGTTCATAATATACCGCCTGCTGATATAAATTACCCTCAACTTTTTGCCATTGTTTCCCAATGTACATAGTTTGTTGAGCTTCTAATTTTTCTCTTTCGTAATCTTGTTTATCTGTTGTTTTTAAAAGTTGTGTTTTGTCAAATTTGAATATAGGTGACTGTTGGTCCATAGTTGCTTGAGGACCGAAAGTTCTACTCAATCTTTGCCAAACCGTAAATTTTTGTTCTGCCATGTTTTTTTTAATTTAAAAATAGGATCAATGTGTTTAAATTAAACCCTTCTTCCCCCGAATAACCATAAATACTTTTCATAATCACTTTTTGTTAGTTGGTTATTTGTGTTATCGTGATAACCACCAATTGATGGGATGCCAGGGTTAAAATTTATTGAGGAATCTTTATATTCTCTTTTATCCATTGTCCACGATTCCAACATGTGTTTGGCTTGTTCTGTTGCCTTTTCTAATTGGGCAAACGATGTCTCACCAACATAAATAGCAATAGCAAAGGCCATTATTAAATCATCGTGCTGACCTTTCTGGTGATCCGGCCTCCCATTTACGTATACGAAAGTATTTAACTCATTAAATAATCTTTGTGATTTTAATGAAAAATCAAAACGTAATGCCTCTTCAAATGATTGTATTATTAATACTCTTTTCGAGTTAAAGTTTATTCCGGGAATTTTATCTTGATTTTTTGGATCCCACTTCCATTTATCCGCTGGATTTACACCGTCAACATAAAGATTTTTGTACCCGAGCTCTTGTAATTTTCTTGATGTAGAAACGCCCATACCTCCGGTGATGTCCGTCACAATAAAGGCATTATACATAGTTGCCCACTTAAACGCAATTTCTGCTAAAATATCAGGAGGAACTTTACCGATATATTCTAAAACTTGTTCTCTATCATCAAAATCGATAACCGATAAAGTACTAAAATCTTCACTATCTCCTCTAGAAACGTCTACACCCATTATATAACGATGACCAACAATCGGTTCTCTCCATTGCCAAAGGGCCCCACCCATAAATTTATTTTCAGGTTCTTTAATGTGTTTTTCTTTAATTTTTTTCATAGTTTCAGCAGGAATGACGTTATCTCCAGACCCAAGAAAATTGCACTCTAGCTCTTGTGAAATTTTTCTTTTGTCAAATTTTAATTTTTTAGCCATAGCTTCAAACCAAGAACTATATGCCTTATAACCATTCTCAACCTTTTCTTTTATTTCCTGAAAGTCTCGATCACTCACTTTAATGTTCGAGTAATCTATTATTATTTCTTCATCCTTATAATCAGCCCTATTTAACATGTAATGAACTATATCGTCACATTTGATTAGTTTTAAATCTTTAGAATATCTTGGATCTCTAAACCAATACATTTCAGTGATTTTGAAGTCATTCCTACCTTTTATTGCTTCACTATAAATTGAATAATAAATTTGGTCGAATCCGTTTGGTGTTGAAATTACAATAACTTTACCACCTGTTGAAAGGGACGCCATACATGCAGACCAAAAATCCTCATCAGCATTAATGTATGCGGCCTCATCGAATATTAATATTGTTGGTGTATAACCGCGTAAAGCATCTTTTGATGTTGCGACCGCCTTAACTTCACACCCATTTGTCAATTTAAAATGTCTTTGTGAATTTTTTTCGGCAGAAAATCCTACACCTAACCATTTAGGCCATTGGTCAACAAACGCACGAACTTTGTTTGCCATCTCAACGGCAGTGTCCATTTTGTTTGCAATAATTAGTATTTTTTCTGGTTTCTTTTTATTAGCAAACATCAATCGTTTTGATGCCCATGCTGACGTTACTGTCGATACACCGGCTTGTCGATATTTTAAAGCAATATTTTCTTCACAAGTATCGTAATCATTTACGAGTGTTACTTGATCATTAAATAACTCTAACGGTACGTATTGTGATTGTGTGTTATCGTAAGTCTGTAAATACGTTTTTAATGCGTATGGTGTGTCGTTTACGCATTTAGCATACTCTAATAAAACTTGTTCTCTTGATAACGACATTCATTATCCTTTGTTTGTTCTAATTGAGGATAATAATTCACCTTTTGTTGTGTGAGGAGGTAAATGACTCTCAATCAATTTCATTATATTTTCCTCAAGTTTTTTTACCTCTTTTTTTGATTCTTTTTTTTCTGGTAACTTGTCTGTTTTGGTTTTTGCAAAATCACCTATTTGTTTTTTTGTCATAGATTGTACGACATCTTTTACTTTACCTCTATAATTTTTTGGGATATCTTTTAATTTTTTTTCTCCTTTTTCTACAGCATACGCCGCTCCCATCAAGCCGTGTTGTTTTTTAGAAACCGCCTTTTCGGTCATTTCAGATTCAACTTTAACCTTAGCCATTGGGTCCATTTTTTGTATTGCCAAAGCCTTTTCTGGACTGGTAGTGGTAATTTCTTCTTTAGTTTCCTTTTTATTTAATTTTTCATACAAAACATTAATTTGTTTTTCAGAAAATTTATCTAACGTAGTTATAGAAAACCCCTCATGTAGAAGTTTTACTATTTTAGGATTCATGTGTCTCATTTTCTACTAAATTTTTTTCCCATTTTAATACGATATCTCTTTCGTATAATTTATTTTCAATGTCCTCAACTGACTCACCATATTGAAAAACTAATCTTTTTCTTTTATGAACCAATATTTCATCACTATTAGAATTCTCCCATGCTAATGAAATAACACCGTCTATAGCATCATATACGCCGAAGAAGTCTGAGTTTTGGATTAATTCTAATTGTACTTCAGAGTTTTTTAATACTCCAACTTTTTTTATGTAATTCATTTCAGGTGGTGATGGTTTACCAGAAGCTGGTTCAGCATCCCAATCATCCCCCCAAACATCATCTAAATCAGAAAAAATAAATTCGTATATATTATCTCCTTTATAATTTGGACCTAATTCGTTCACATAAACTAAATTCATAAAACTCTTCCGTTAGGTGTTACTTTTATTTGTCTACCGTCTTTTGTAAAAATTAAATTTTCTTTATTAGTTTTCCCAACAAATTTTGTATTTTCATCTAATAATCTCAAAGCAACATCCATTTGTTTTACTGACTCACTCATGTGTCTAATTTCTTTTTTCACTTCAATTTTTTTCATTTGATTTTTTAAAAAATCTTTTTTTCTTTTTTCTTCTAAAGTTTTCTTTTCTGATTCATCGATCAGAAAATAACTTTTTAAAATTTCCTCTATTTTAGATTCACCAAATATTGAATCCATAACTTGTGTATATTCTTCTTTTGGTTCTGACATCATACTCCCAGCACCCTCTTCTTCTTCTGATGGTGGTTCGGACATATCTAAATCTTCCTCTGAACTAAAATCTAATTCACCAGGACCCTCTTGACCATATTCATCTTCACCATCGAATTTAGATAAAATATCGTCTTTATCATCTTCTTCTAAGTTATCTAAATTAAGTGCCGATAAAATTGAATTCAAAACATATTTAATATCATCCGACTCTAAAGCATTTTCTTTTTCTATTGTTCTAAGTCTTTGGCTAAGTTTTCCTGTGAGTCTTTGAATTGATTTAAATGACGGACCTTTTTGTTCTTCGTCACCCCCCATATCAAAATCTTCATCACCCATTTCAGGCGTTTCTCCTGTTGGTTCGGTAGATGATATGTCTCCACCCATTTCAGTAGATCCCATATCTCCACCCATTTCAGGCGTTTCTCCTGTTGGTTCGGGTAATCCCATACCTCCACCCATTTCAGGTGTCTCAGGCATACCCATATCACCTCCCATTTCAGGGGATGGTGCTGGTGGTGCTGATGGGGTTGGTGCCGATGGAGGTGTCGGTTCAGACGACCCCACGTCAGGTGTTTTTTTATTGGTCCTTAGAACAAATCTTTTTTTTTTAACTTCTTGCTCACCAATTAAAGAGATATTTTCGTCATGACCATAAACACGATTAAGTTCTGCTGCGGTTAAATTTAATTTTTTCATTGCTTCAGAATATGCTCTGTAATGTTTTCTACCTTTCATTGGTTCCATGTAATCCATAGCCGATTCATTTAAACCTTTCATTATAACATAACCGTTTTTTTCTCTCATGATAGAATATGTGTTACCGTCGGCTAATTGTATTCTATAATCAACAGAAGAAACTTCGTTAACATTATTTTTAGGGTGTTCTTTATAAGTTGCGATTTCCATAATCCTTTTCAACTTATCCATACCTGTCAATTTTTCACTACCCAAAGGTCTTAAATCTCCCATTTTATTTTTTTTTTAATTGTTTAGTCCGTTAAAACCACCAATAGTGACTGCACTACATTGTTTAGATTGTTGACCTGTTGCGTCTGTCCATTCAGGTGTAGGTGTATTAAATGTAACTATAGAGGTACCACCGGTAACATTATTAGCTACTCCAACCACTACGGTTTTATAATAATTGTCTGTACAAGCTGTTGTTGGCATAATTTTTTTATATATAAATATATCAATAAATCGTAATTTATTTATTAATCCTTATTTTATTGTTGTAGAGATAATTTTTTATCAATAAATTTGTTTTTAAAATTTTCAAGTTTTGCAATATAACCGTTTCTTCTTAGGAATTTGAATACCAAATTTTCATATGAATATTCGCCTTCTTTTTGTAATCCACAAGTCCTATATTTTCTAAGTTTTTCTCTATATTTTTTTACAAGTTTAATCGCTCCATCCAAATCCTTATCTTCTGCGTTTTCTAAAACATCATCAATTATATCCATCCATTGGTCTACCTTAGACTTCAATTTATTTTTATCTATTTTAAATGATTCTTTATTTGGTTTTTTTATCCATTCATCATCCATTAAAGAATAGACTCCTTGACTTTCATTTTTTTCATTAGCGTCTTGTACGTATAACTCCGTCTCAAACCCTTTTATTCTTATGTCGTGAGCGGCGTTGAATACCGTCTTTTTTAACCTAAATAACTCCTCATACAATTCTTTATTTTCAGACTCATTAAGATCTATTACAATATGTATATCAAAGTCGGAGAATTCACTCCAATTATACCCAACCAAAGAACCGACGAAAATGATGTCCTGTATAAAAAGATCGGTATCTAAGTAATCTATAAAAAGATTTGCAACTTTCAAAAGCCTATCTTTAATTTCCGGTTTTAAACTTACTTTTTTGGGGTCATCCGAATTATCCCATAAATCAGGATTGAACTCATCCTGAAGATAAAAACTATTTATAATTTTTTTTTCATTCTTCATACAAATAAAT